CTGTGAACCTGATAACCTGTGTAGTTACGTGTTCGCTATATTAAATAGCAAGGTAGCTGTACAAGAGTATGTCGTAAGGAGAGCACAGAAGAGAAAGACGGCATTACTTAGAAACGCAAAAATAAGAATTAGCAATATACATCCGGGAAGATTATTAATGAATCTAAGAGGAAGAGACAAGTGGTTAAAATAATATGGCGAATATTCAAAGAAACTTTATAGCAGGTAGGATGAATAAATCAGTCGATGAGCGACTCGTTCCAAACGGGGAGTACATTGATGCATTAAACATTCGTATGGGGTCAACAGAAGGCTCTGAGATAGGTGTCCTTGAAAACTCTAAAGGGAATACTCAGCTAACAACGTTAGAGTATAATGGCGAGGCACTATCTGCTAACGCAAGGTGCATAGGAGCATTTGACGATGGAGCCAATGAGACTATGTATTGGTTTATACACGACTCAACCTTTGATTTTGGTCAACAACTTGAAGGTAAACTTGATATGGTAGTGTCCTATAATGTAAACACTACGGCAGTTGTATACCATCTAATAAGTATCAATGATGGAGGTGGTGTCAATACCACACTAAACTTCAATCCTGAGTACCTAATAACAGGCGTAAATAAAGTTGAGGACTTGTTATTCTTTACAGATAACCTTAATCAGCCAAGGGAAATAAATGTTAAGAGAGGTTACTCTCAGCCTGATACAATAACGTTGTTAGATGGGTTTGATTATGATGATATATTGGTAATAAAAAGACCACCATCAGCAGCTCCTGAAGTAGCTCTTGTTACCACATCACCAAACGAAACATTCTTAGAGGAGAGGTTTATATGCTTTGCTTATAGATACAAGTATGCTGATGATGAGTATTCAGCTACATCTCAATGGACAGACCCTGCATTCCTTCCGAGACCTTTTGAACTATCAATTGATAGTATGTTGAATGAGGGTATGATTAATGAGTTTAACCAAGCACAGGTAACATTTAATACGGGTGGGAAATTAGTTAAGGGAATTGATATACTTTTTAAAGACGCAGATAGCCCTATTATAAAGATAATAGAGAAGATTGACAAGGCGAAAGCAGGTCTTACAGACAATGCAGAAGAGACCTTTACATTCACAAATAGTAAGATATTTACAATACTCCCTGAGTCAGAAATACTTAGGCTATATGATAGTGTTCCCTTATTGAGTAAGGCTCAGACAGTTATGGGAAACCGACTTATGTATGGTAACTATACTGAAGGGTTTGACTTGATAGACAATGATGGCAATGATGTTAGGTTTGAGTATACTACTTCACAGAACTCTGAAGAATTAGTTGAGGCTGCTCTTTTACCCTCCTTGGCAAATGGCACTTATACTATAAGTGGAACTGATAATCCTACGGATACATTGGCATCATTTGACCTTGAAGGAATAGAGCTAAAATCAGGAGCATCTCTTACGTTCTCATTTTCATTCAATCACTTTGGTTGGTCATCAGGAAGTACAACACCTACACCTACATCTAATAACGGAGATGAAAATAATCTTGAGTTTATATTCTATCTCAAGAGAGATTATTCAAGTGTGTACGACTTATTTCTAAGTGATGAGTGGCAAGAGGCGATAGGAATATCTTTACCCGGTGGTAATATTCAGCCAATGGCTACAGCAGGAGATGGAGTAACATTAACAGATGTATACAATAGTGTCTTTGAAGACACTCTTGATGGTTCATATCAGAAGTATCAGAGTGGGATAAGTGGTATTGAACAAGCAGTTGTAACTACGGCTTCGGCAGGGTCAGATGTAATCACCTTTCAGTTTCCTGCTATACAATACCAAGACCCTGCAACTCCGGCTAATATATATACGGAATACTTATCTATTGATGATGAATCTCAAATACAATACCTGTCATCAGGTAATTCAAAGAGCTTGCATAGCAATAGAGGATACGAGATAGGGATAGTCTATATGGACGAGTTCAATAGGGCTACTCCTACATTAGTTAGTGAGAACAATACAGAGCACTTCCCTTGCTCTACTTGCAATACAGTTAATAGTATTGACGTAAGTATACCAACCACACAGCTTGCACCATTTTGGGCGAGGAGGTATAAGTTTGCAATAAAGCCTGACAGAGAGACTTACGAGACTATATACTCAAACTTATTTTTTACAGATGAGGAAGAGAATGATACGTACTTCTTACTTGAAGGGGAGAATGCTGCTAAGATAACAGATGGACAAAGGCTAATAGTAAAGAGAGATACATCAGGTGCAGCAAATAGCTGCCTATATGCTACAGTATTAGAGAAAGAAGCAAAGCAAGCAAATTTTCTTAGTATACCAAGTGAAGCAGACCCTGCTGTAGATATACCTGTGCCAAGTGGTGTGTATATGAAGATGTCTTCAATTGACTTTTCGGCAGAAAAAACAGAGAATGCTATTATTGACCCGGGTGTAGCAACAGCACACGTAAAAACAAAGGATGAGACTGTTAAAATTCTTAAATATCCTATGAATATTACCAATGCGGCAGGTACAGGAAGTGTTGACTATACTGTACCGGCAGGTAGTAAGATTGTAATGCACTACAAGACTCTTAGAGAGGGAGGTAGGCAAGGCACTTGTGGACGCAGAGAGTATTTATTGCAGAAGACATATACAGCAACTAAAGACTACGATAATATGTTCGATTGGTTTTGGTACGATAATATTAAAGACACCTTAAATGATGGTTCGGTAAACATAGGGAATTTTACTAATGTATTCAGAATGTTTCAAAACCCTCCTGCTCCTACACCTCTTCCACTTGGAGGCACACCATCTATACCGGGAGGTATAAATACAAACTATTGGGAGTTTTGGAGAGAAAATGGAACTAATGCTTTACTGCTTGCTGTGTCAGGAACTCAAGCTTGTGGAACAACAGATAAGAATAGTGCTAACTTAGAGATTAAGTTTACGGTGTATAGAGCTGACGAGCTAATAGTTTTTGAAAGCGAACCACTCGATGCATCTCCTGATATTTGGTATGAGTCTTCTGAGTCATTTGGAGTTATAGAAGGCACAGATAAGTGTCAGATAGAGTTAGGTGTCGCAACAGCAGAGCCTGCACCTATTGCATTTAACTATCTTGATTTAGATAGAAGAAGTCAGCAAATAGTATTGAAGCCCGGAACGGCACTATTTGTAAATGGTATATGTAGTAGTGCAACGGTATCTCCTACTACACCGGCTACTCTTCCTGTTACAATATTTAATACACCATTAGCGGCAGGAACTCACTTGGGTAATGTTCAAGACCAAGTCCTAAGCTCATCCACTCCTGCTATATGCGAAACAAACTTCTTTAACTGCTTTACGTTTGAAAATGGTGTAGAGAGCTATAAGGTTAGAGATAGTGCTATTGGTAAACCTTTTGCACTTGGTAACAGGGTTACATCCACACAGGCAAATGAGGTTGAGCAGGTTAATAGATTTGCTGATATTACCTATAGTGGTGTATACTCAGACGAGTCAAATGTAAACAGGCTAAATGAGTTTAATAGAGGGCTACTTAACTTCAAGCCACTCGAAGAATCTTTTGGTCCTGTAGAAATACTATTCGGTAGAGAGACAGATGTACTAACTTTACAAGAGGATAAGATATCATATGTGTTAGCAGGTAAAAATCTACTTTCTGATGCAGCAGGTGGAAGCACCCTTACCTCAGTACCTCAAGTATTAGGTACTCAGATAGCAAGGATTGAGGAGTTTGGTATCAGTAATAACCCTGAGAGCTTTGCTCAATGGGGACCTGATAAATACTTCACAGACGCAAAGAGAGGTGCTGTATTGAAACTTACAGGGGCAAGTGGACCGAGTGACTCATTAGAGGTTATCTCTCAGTATGGTATGAGAACTTGGTTTAGAGACCTGTTCCTTGTATCAATGGATAAACAGAAACTTGGTGGCTTTGACCCGTATATGAATGAGTATGTCATCACGGCTAACCAACAAGACTTACCTGCACAGATTGAATGTGTGGACTGCAATATATCTCAAACGGTAACAGTAACATTCGATGATTCCTATAGCCGATGTTTTGAATTAGGTGCAGCAGTAGGAGATTCCACTATGGGGTGGGGTGCTTCAATAATTAACCAAGGAGATGTTCTTGACTATGATGTAATCATTACCTATAATGGAAATATCACACAGGTATTAGGATATAGTAGTGGTGTAGGTTCACTCATCTTTCAAAAAGATAAGATAAATATAACTGAGGCAACAATACAGATAATATCAAGGGTTCCAATGAATATTAATTTCACGGTAGGATGTCCTTTGGCTGAGACTATTAGTATTATTGAGGTATGCATCACAAGCCCTAATGAAGAGGGATTGCAAGTTCACAACCAACACAGGTTTGTAGATGGCACGTATACATCACCACTAACATCCAACCAAGTAAAGTTTGGGACAGACTCAGGAAGCCCTGTAGTGTCATACTATAATGTTATAACAGGACCACAAGGTGTTGGGTCTATACCACCGAATGGTGCGAGTATGACCCTTACATTCAATAAGCTGAGTGGAGATAGTGCGACATTTGATACAAGTAAAAATGACTTTAATTTTTTAAGGAGCAGTACAAACTATCCAAATACACAGGCATCTATTGCATCACTTATAGCTGCATCAACGCCAATAACTACGGATACAGGTGGAGCACCCAATATATACACGGGTACTTTTACTGTACCTAATGGAAGTAATGGAGATTTTTTATATCTTATATATGACTATCGAAAGTCTAACAATGTTGATTTATGTTTTGGTGCAGACTTGGAATCTTCTTGTTGTGGATGTTAAAAAGAAAATAATTAGAATTAAAAAATGGCAACAGTAAACGTATATATAGACGGAACAACACTAAGCAACTCTACTGCGGTTTATACAGACGCAGGGCTAACAACTTGTGCAACAGCAGGGTTCTACTCTGATGGTAGTATATCAAGAGAGCAGGTGATTGATGCAGCAGGCAAATGCTCGCTGCTACCAAATCAGACTTGTGCTACTTGTGGTGTAACCTGTGGTGATGACATAGTAAGAGCTAATGCTTTTGGCTTATTTCTTTTGGATACAAATTTAGGAGATGGAGCAGCAGATACAGGGGCAGTAGTGATTAGGTATACACCTTCTGCTGTACCTAATGGTATAAAGGTTGAATACAATGGGGTTACTTATAATAAGCTAAGTGCTCCTGCTTATGGGAAACTACAATCAACAGGAGTAAATGACCCTTTCACATTTGTTGGAGACACTTCTTTAAACTGTGGTTTCCTTGGTGTAAACACTCCCACCGAGTATGAGTATGATGGCTCAACTTTTGTTCTTACAGGTAACACTCCATCTGTAACAGTAAGCTCAGTAGACTTAGCTCTTACGGCAACAGCTCCGGGTGAATGTGTTATGGTTATACCAAAGACGACAGCACTTCCTGTATCAGCATTAGTTAAGTTGGCAGGTTTTTGTGCAGGTACGAGCTTCCAAATAACAGTAGAGTGCCCAACACAGTTGACATCTTTCGCAGCATCATTGAAGCAAGTGTCAGATGCAGCAGCTTGTGCTGAGACTACCTATCCTGTAACGCTTTATAATGTTCCTGTAACGGGAACGGCAGGAGTACCTGCGTTACACGACTATGTGTTCACGGATGTAAATGGAGAGTTTGCTCCTAATGACGGATTCTATAAGACTGTAGATGGAGGTGTTGAATATAGCATTCAAGTTGTAGATGGAATAATTGAGGCGTTAATTAACTGTCCATAAAGAAAATAAGATATGAGTGAAGTAATAGCAGGAAATAATTATACACTAACTTACGATAGAGGGGTTACGGGATTCCCGTCATTCTATTCGTACTACCCTGACTTTATGATGGGTATGAATAACTATTTTTATACTTGGAAGGGAGGCAACCTATACAGGCATAATACAAACGAGACTCGAAATAATTACTATGGTGTTCAGTATACCTCGCAAGTAATATCAGTATTCAATGAATCTCCCTTAGAGAATAAGCTGTTCAAGACTATAGAGCTTGGAGGAGATGACCGTTGGGATGTTGCATTGATTAGCGACCAACAGACCACAGGATTTATTGATGAGGATTGGTTTGAGGAGAAGGAGGGTACATTCTTTGCTTTCGTTAGAAATAGTGGAACGGTCCCTGCAACATTAGACCAATACGCATTACGTTCAGTAAATGGCTTAGGCACAAGCTCTAATATCACTACGGTAACTACAGTATCTACGATTGACTTTAATGTGAATACTCCGGTTGGCAGTATTATAAGTATTGGGGACTATGTATATTGGGGCAGTAGTGCACCTACTTTATTTGGTGTAGTCACAGCAATAAACCAAAACTTACCACAGGGTATTAACAATGTGGTTGTCAACAACTCAACAGGTACAGTACCTGTTGGAACAACAGAGTATATACTATACATAAAGAACTCAGTAGCTGAATCTCAGGGTATCTTGGGTCACTACGGACAGTTTACTCTGACAAACGACAACACATCTAAGGTAGAGCTATACGCAGTATTATCTGAGGTTATGAAATCATTCCCATAATTTTTGTATCTTTGCTGTAATATGGATGAAGTTCAATTAGTACAACCCAATCCTGAATCTGTTTTGGAGAATATTATCCAACACAGAGGGGTATTATGGGAAAAGATTAATGAATTTAAAAGTCAAATGATATCTATGGAAGGAGTGGTATTACACCACACTAAAGAGATGGAGGAGACTATGCCATTAAAGCACCATATAAAAGATGGTATTTACACAAGAGAAGTTTTTATGCCAAAGGGGATGTTGGTATTAAGTTTTATTCATAAGGTAAATCACCCATCTTTTTTTTTAAGTGGAGAGATGTCTATCTTAACAGATAAGGCAGAGATAAAAAGAATAAAAGCACCTATGGTGGTGCAAACAGAAATAGGAACGCAAAGGGTGGCTTATATACACGAAGATAGTGTTTGGGTGTGTACTTATAGGACAGATGCAAAGACAGTTGAGGAAGCAGAAAAAGAAGTGTTTACCGAAGACTACAACGAGTTGCCTGAATACGTTATAAAAGAAAAGAAGAAATTATGTCAGGAATAATAGCATCATTATCAGTAGGTGTAGTCTCATCAGGTTTATCGTTTGCTCAAGCGGCAAAGCAAAACAGATTAAAGCGTCAAGCACAATCAGACGCAGATATGGCAATGGCTGCTGCAAGAGGTAAGTTAGATGTAAACTTTGCAGAGCAGATGGCTATAAAGAAAGAGGCATATGACTTGGAAAGACAGGCTATGTTAGTTCAAGGAGCACAGCTCACTCAGGCAGGTATAGAGAGTGAGAGAGGTTCGGCAGCTACCGCAGGTAGGGTGTTCGCTCAACAGCAGTTAGGGCAGCAGCAGATTAGGAGTGCTATGGCTGACGAGCTTACAAATATCGAATCAGCAGTCCTTGAGGAAGAGTCAAGACTAAGAGACTTAGGAGTTGGCTTAGACTTAGAGGAGGTAGCAGGTCAGCAGATGAGAGCAGCAGATGCACAGAGAGCTGCAACAGCATCTAGACAGCAAGGTATACAGAGTGCATTAGATGTAACACAGTTAGCAGTAGAACAAGTTCCTTTGTATAGGGAAACAAGAGCAGATAAGTTAGCTCGAAAAGAAGCCGAGAGATTAAAAGCTATAGGGTCAGGTACTGTTATAGACAAGACAACTCCTTTTACGGGATTCGATAAACCTATTTATGGTGGAGAACAATTTACAAAACAATATCAAACGCCTAAAATGGGAGCAGCATTTTTTATGGATGAGCAGTCTATTAACCCATTCGCTTTGAGTCTTGACCCTACCTTGTCAAATAAAAAACCTTTTGAATTTGATACAGATGTTTCCCTTTTTCCTATGCCCGGTTATACATATGACCCAATCACAGGAAAGTACAAAAAATAAAATAATAGAACAATATGCCAACAGGTTATAAATATGTAGAGAGAGACGCTCAGGATACTCAGATAAATTGGGCTGAGGTCGGAGCCAACTTTAGCGGTATGCTCCAAGAGGAGAATCGTGTAAGAGAAGAAAAGAAGGATGCTTTAGATGAGCAAGCAAGAGTCTATCAGAATTCATTAAACTCAATACCTACAGGACAGAATACACAGCTAAACGATGCTGCGTTAAATTTTGCAGCAGACTTGCAAGAGCAGGCTCTAATGCTAAATAAAAATCTAAAGGCAGGTTTACTAAGTCCAAGAGACTACACAAGGTATATGCAAAACCTTATGGACGGTACAAATCAAGCGTTTGGTTTATTTGATGATTACAATCAAGAGTATTCAAGGAAGATGAAGATGGTAGAGGATGGAACGCTTTCTCAGGTTGATTTAGAGATTATGGCTAACACCGAGTCGTTTGCAAACTTCCAAAATCACAGACTTGTAATAAACCCTGATGATAGTAAAGTAGCCTCTGCGAGAATGATTGAAGGACCTGATGGTACTTTAGTGCCTGACACTAACCCGAACCACTTAGCATTGGTATCAGTTCTTAAAGATAGGATAAGACAGACAGTACCCAAGTTTAATGTGATGGGTGTATCTGAACAGAGAGCGAAGGCTTTAGGTAAAGATGAGCGTACTATAATTGAGAGTATGGGTACTGCATATAAGGCAGGTATATTTAAGCAGGTATCAGATATAAGACAAAGAGAACGCTACGGAGATAAGACAGATGCAGAGTATGCTAAGGAGCTTGGTATAAAAGAAGAAGACTTCAAGTCTATCTCATTGTTTTATGAGAGTCAAGATAAGTGGGCGAAGAGCCAAGTGTCATCAGACGTTAATAGTATGGCAGGTGCGTCTACACTTGTAGACTTTATAACCTCTAAGGGTGGTACTCAGTACACTACAACATTTGACCCAAAGGGAGTATTCAATGAGGATGGAAGTCGAGACGAAACCATTATCCTACTTGAGAATAAGAATGGGAGGGTGGTATCAAATTTAACAGATATCCAACAGGCTAATGCAGAGCAGGCTTTAAAGGACCAATCAGAGAGTATGATTGATACTAAGGTTACAACGAAGACGGTGTTTACTGCAAAACCTACACCTGTAAGAAGCGTAGGCAGAGACACATATCCAAAGGGCGACAAGCCCCTAAGCGACAAACAATTATTCGGATACCTAAAAAACCTATGGGAAGGTACAGAGGGTCAAATAAACTCAGCAGAGAAACGACTCCGTGGTTACAATCCAAATATACGAAAAATAGAAAGGAATGACGAAGGAGTGTACATAACCTATCAAGACGAAGAATCAGGAAAACTATTTATAGAGCCATTTGATTTTGCTAAGATGGATACTGAGGCAGATTGGATAGCAGGTATTTCATCTTTTGTGGGAGGGAGTGTAGTTGGAAAAGACTATATTAAAAAGTCACTTGAATGGTCAGGGTATGGCGAACCTCAAAGTCTAAAAAAATATGGTAAAACTTTTACTGACGAAGGAGAAGCCGTTCAACAAGAGAGAGAGAAGCTAACAAGAGATACTTTTTATGACAAAAACAATCAGAAGGTTCTTGCAGAAATAGCAGACGTAGTTGAAGCGTTGAACGGAGATATAATAGACGCTGATGAAGTAATGGGGTTCAATTCTTTTACGGTAAAAAGAGCTGACGGGAAAGAAATGGATTTTAATACAAACCAAAGAACTACGTTGAAAGCTCGATATGAGTTAGATAGATTTTATAAATTTATTAGGGGAGGCACTACCGATGCAACTGATGCTAAAGGAACTACAAAGGCAACTGATTATATAGGTGGTCTTAGAGAGAAATATCCTGACCTTGAATTTAAAACATCGAGAGGTGGTATTGTAGAGGCGTTTGATAAAGATGGGAAAGCAATATTAGGTAGAGGTGTATATTATAATAATAAACCACAAAAACAAAAATTAGAATCTAAATTAAAACCGTTTGCAACTAAGAAATCGGGCGAATTAGATAATTAATACTAAAATATGAGCGAAATAAAAAAACTGTACGAATTACTTTCAAGAGAAGGTTACTACTCAAAAAGTGAGGATGAATTTTATCAAAGATATAATAATGATAGTGACTATCGTGAAAAAGTATTTAATGTCGTATCGAGAGATGGCTTTTATACAAAAAGAAAAGAAGATTTTTTTGCAAAATACAATCCTGTAAAAAAAAAAGAAGGTTTGGAATCATTCTTGGTGGATGGTTCTTCGGAGCCTCAAGAATCTGATGCTGAGGCTGAGGCTCAAAACTTAGAGTCATTTCTTACGCAGCAATTAGAGGAGACACCAACACAAGAAGTACAACCTAAGTATTATGAAGAGGTAGAGGCTCCGAGCGAAGCTCAGATACAGACTGCTGCTCAAGCTGATGAGGAAGCTGAAAGGCAATCTCAAGTAAGGGAATTAGGAGGGATTGAAAAGGTAACACAATTTGATGAGGTATACGATGACCCTGAAACTCAATTTGAAATAAACCTTGAGAACATAACCCCTGAACTTGTAGAGGGTTCAGAGGAAAAAGTTGTCCCATTTCTTAATGAAATATTTGAACAAGAGGGATTTAAGTTTGAAGAGGTTGGTCCTCTTTTAGACCAAATGTTAGTATACCCTCCCGGTGGAGGAGCACCTAAGCTATTTGAATTAGATGCCCTTAGAGAGATAGACTATGCAGGTACAAATAAAGAAGTGCTAAGTAAGAATGTTTCAAAAAACTTAAAAAAATTCATTACCGATAACAGAGGAGAGGTCGTACCTGAAGGCGAAGGTAAAATGTTTATGACCGATGCTCGAAGAAAAAATGCAATTAAAGCAAATAACGATAGGAAAGCCCGATATGATAACAATACAAAAGAATACAAGGAGCTAAATGCTTCAATAGAAAAAGATGCCAAGGTATTTAGAGATTTATCTAAGGAAGAGATAAACGCAGACCCTGAGACGAGAGCACGATACGAATCTTATATAGATAATATAAAAACCGCAGAGATACAAAGGGAAGCCCTAATTGAAGAGACTAAAGTCTTGGCGGAGAAAGGTGCAGAGCTTGACGTTATAGCAGCCAACTCAGCAGAGGCACAGGCTCTTAGAGGAGATTGGCTTGGTGGTCTATACAATTCGTTTCTTGGTGGTGTCGGAGATATAGGAGCAGGGCTTGCAGGTACAGGCATAGACATAGCAACCAACTTTCAAAAGAATGCAGGCTCAGGTCTTAGCGATGAGCAGTTTAAAAAAGAGATAATAAGGGTATCTAAGGAGAATGATATAGAGCTTCCTGAGAACGCAGAGGAGATGACCTTAGAGGGATTAGAGAAGGCTATGGGTGGCAGGGCTTACTCAAGAGCACCTGAAACATACAATGAGCCTACACCATACCTGCAAGCATTTAATAAGGTACTTGATATATCTCGAAAAGGGAAAAAGTATTTTGATGACTATGAGGGTGCAAAAGAGGGTAGGGCGAGAAATATATTCTCACGTACAGCAGACTATGCAGACTTAGGTGAGGGTACACTTAGTGCCATTAGGAAATCAGTAGTAGACGCATTAGGAGATAAGAACACTACAGAGCAATGGGCTGAACTAAAATCAGAGGGATTCCTTGGTGGAGCTGTATTGGGTCTGTCAAGAAGTCTTCCTGCTATGTCGGCTGCACTATTAGGAGGTGTACCGGGCGTATTAGCATTAGCAGCACAGGCATCTGACTCCATATATAAAGAGATGGAGAATGACCCTGACTTTGCTGATATATCAGAATCTGAAAAGATGAAGGTGGCATTGCCATTAGCTCTAACGGTTGGTGTACTTGAGAGGGTAGGTCTTAGAAATGCTATCAAGGGTACAGGTATGCTAAACAAACTTGTATCGAAAGCTATAGGAAAGTCCACAGCAAGGACTACAGCCAAAGAGTTCACGGACCTTGTAGAGACAGAGATAGCGAGTGGTGTTACCAAAGGTCTGATAAGAGCAGGTGCAGCAGGTGCAGCAGAGTTCGAGACAGGATTCCTTCAGGAGATAGCAGACGTAACCGTAAAGGATATGTATAATGAATCAAAGGGAAAGAAAATGTTTGAAACCCCTGATACATTTGTAGATATGATTTCAGATGCTGCATATGCAGGAGCACAGGAGGCAGTAGGTGGCTTTATATTAGGTAGCCCAAGGGCGGTACAGTCAGCAATATCAAGTAACACAGTATTATCTGATGATGAGTTTCAATCATTAGAGGCGTTTATACAAAATCCTGAACTACTTAATATATATAAAGACAAACTTAAATCAAAGGTATTGAGTGGTCTTATGACAAAAAAAGGTGCTGATAATGAACTTGTAGCCTTAGGAAAAGGGATAGGTATAATAAGAGATACTGAAGCATTTTTCACAGGAGACGTACCTGTATCAGAAAAATCAGAGGCGTTCACTCTTGTTAGTAGAAAGAAACAATTACAGCAAGAGATAGAAGGAGCTGACCCTGAGTTGGTTACACCACAGAGAGAAGAACTCAAGAAAGTAAACGAGAGACTAACAGAAATTTCAAAAATAGATGCCATTCAAAAGCAAAGCACAGAGACGGTGGATGCACGAGAACCTGCCGGAAGTCGCCCAACGATGGGAGAAACAGTACCCGGAACAGGGACCATTACCGCCCCGACTGAAGTCGAAGCCGACAAAGCTGAAGTCGAGGAAAAAATAGCTGATATAGAAAGAAGGAGAGAGGGAGAGTTAGGAAGTAAAGTTCAAAAATCTTATACCGATGATGACGGTGATATTGTTACTGTTATAATTGGTGAATCTTCTGTAAATAAAAATAAAGAAGTTGTTGTAATAATCAGTAATAAAAAGGGAGAAGAAATAAAGAGGTATAAGAGTTCTTACCCTAAAGAATTTAATAATGAAAAAATATATGAAGCTAAAAATGCTGACGAATATGATTACTCACAAGAAACTGTAGTTGAAAGTAGAGGAGGTAAAAAAACTGATAAAATAAACGCTAAATATGATGCTGAAATAGCAGAGGTTAAAGCTGCACAGCAAGTCGAGGAAGAGGTAACATTAGAGCCTCCCGTTGATGAAGATGGGGAAATGGATTATGAAGCAGAGGAACAAGTTCGAGCTATTGCTAAGAAAAGAGACTTGGGTATTACATCAGACAGAGAGTTAGCATCAATCGCCAAGGATAAAGAAGGGAATATTGTTGGAGGGGCATTTACAGCATATGACCAAATCACAGGAGAATACACATTTGATGTTGTGGTAGATGAATCTGTAGATGGAAAAGGTGTAGGCTCCAAGTTGTTAGATGAGGTTAAAGACTTGCCATTTAACATAGAAGAAATGAATCCCGATGCTACTATAAAAGTTGACGTAGTTAATCCAACTATGCAGTCAATGTTAGAAAAGAGGGGATTTGAAGTTGTTGAAAAAGTAGGTGTAGATAGGTTTATTATGTCTCCTAAAGCTGAACAGCAAGTCGAGGAAGAGGCAACAACAGAGCAAGAGGTAGAAGACTTTGAGGCGTTTATAGAAAGTGATAATGCACAGTTCCAATTGTCTCAGGGTACTACAGATGAGAAGACAAAAAAGAAACAGACAAGAGAGGCATTAAAGGCATTCAAAGAATTAGATAATCAGCCATTAGCTGAAGACGCTGTAGAAGTAGAGAAGCCTGATGTGGCTACAACACCGGTTAAGGTTGAGGATGACAATAGGCTTGCTAATAAGATTAAAAGGTTTAAGATGATTGATATCATAGGCAGGAAGCTAAACCTATTAATGGCTGACAAACTAAAAGTAGAACTAAAAGACCCAACGAAGCCATACAATAAAGAGACCAATCCATATAAAATGATGGGAGGAAACTTCTTCCCGTTGATGGAAGATATGTTTGGTAAGATTGCGTGGGCATCAATCACAGATGCAGCGACAACAAAGATAATAAAGGGTGCGATGGACGGAGACTACTCTGTGGTCTACAATATGGGCAACGGTGGTATTATGTCAAATATTATCATAGCTGAGATGTTGGACGAGAAGATACCTGATGGCAGAAAGGCAGAGTTTTATGAGCTTATCAAAGACAGGGTTAATGAATCAGGTTTGAAAGACGTTAAGCCTGCAAAAAAGCACATAAAGGATAGTACCGATATGAACTCATTCTTTAAGCTATTACAAGAAGAAAAGGTAGAGACAAGGGCTGCTGTTATGGAACTTATCTTGCCTGAAGACTTAGATATAAAGTCAGAGATTACATTAGGGCAGGAACTACAGGGGCTTGGCGTATCAAGAGATAGTCTAATCGAGGAGACGAGCGAGAGCTTTGCTAAGGACTTACCGACAGGTGCTATCACTATGGTGCTTGAGATTACAAATAAGGATGGTATCAAGGTTAGCGAGCTAAAAAAGCAGCTTGATAAAAAACTTAAAAACAAAGAGATAACAGAAAAGCAGTACGACAAGGGTATAGAAGATATCATAGCGTCTGCAAAGATGACACAAGAGCAGCAAGAGGCTGAGGGTATACCAATCCATAATAACTACCCGTACTATATTAGAGGTAGGGCAGTTGCAATGATGGAAGAGACTGTGCCATTCTACAAAGTGATTAAACAATACTCTGATACCCTTCAGGAAAGAGTATTAGGGAGAGACAAGAAGAAGGCAGGAGGAATAAAAGAGGGTCTCAAAGATTTTGAGGAACGAGTATACACCATTATTAACAAAGCTAAGGGAGATAAGGTATCAACAGTAGACAAAAAGGCTGCGATACAAGAGGTACTTGATTCAGAGGATTTCAAAAAATTAAAAGTTAAGGACAGGAAAGTAATCAAGCCGCTATTAGAGCAGGCTTTGGAATTAAATAGCAAGGCGAAGATAAAAGATGTGCTTGCAGTAGCAGAGACTCCTTTGGCTAAGATGAGGAGATATAGTGCAGCCGAGGCACAGGCTGCCGCAATGACTTCAGCTATGACAACAAGTAGCACAGCGTATGCGATATCTGATTATGTGGCATCTGATTATGAAACATTCTTAAATAGGATTAGCAAGTCATTCCCTAATGTCGAGGTTGTAAGCACGCAAGAAGAGTTTGACGCACTAATAGAAGACGTATATACTAAGAGTCTGTCAACTAAAAATCAAACTATATATGGTGCTGTATACAGGGGCAAGCTATATCTAAACCCAAGGCAAAGAAACTTCAACACTCCTATACACGAGTATGGTCATATATGGCTTAACACAGCGAAGCAGGAAAGACCTGACCTATACAAAAAAGGTATGGAGCTTATAACAAAGGACAACGCCTATATAGAACAGATTAAAAATAATCCTGACTACATCCGTGTTGTGAAGCAAATGAAGAAGGGTGGTGCTACAGATGCTGAGATAGATAGCTACATAAAAGAAGAGGCATTGGCTACAGCCATAGGAGATAAGGGTGAGGCATTCGTTAACGCATCTGTAAAGAGAAACTTCAAAGAGTGGCTTACTGATTTATTTAAAAACATTCAGAAGCTATTTGGTATATCTACATATACATCAGAGCAACTTCAGGATATCACATTAAATGAGTTCTTACAGGGGATTACAGTAGATATACTATCAGGTAAGGAGGTGTTTAAAGATGCGAGTACCGAAGCGTTTTCAGATGCATTGCAGTTGATGACATCTACCGATACAAAGGGATTAACCCCAACACAGATAATCCAATTAGGTAGGGACAATAACTTTAAGGATAGCACTATTAAAGATTATTTAGTACGGATTAAGGGCAATAAAGTCAAGGATATAGATGCACTACTAAGCACACCTATAGACTTATTTTCTGATAAGTTCCCTGAGAGTTTTAATAATATCGAGGGCGGTGCAGTAAAAGGTACACAACTGTATGACAGAGTAAATAAATTTGCCAATAAACTTATACAGAAAAACAATAAGAACACAAGGCTAACAGACTTAGAGTTAAATGCTAAGGTAGAAGAGTTCGCAAGAGAACAGAAGAAAGACTACATTACTAATAGTCAGCTAAATGATAAGGTAAGAGATTTTAGAGAAACACTTGAGGCAAAAAACTCAAAGCGTAAGAAGCCACTAACTGCTTCGCAGATAAACGCTAAGGTAAAAGAGTTCAGAGAGTCTGAGATAATAGCAAGGGAAGATACGAACAGTATCATCCAAGAAAATATTACAGAGTTTAAAGACAACCTAACTAAGTCTAATAATAGAAAGGCTCCACTACTTTCAAAGCAAGATATTGTAGATAAGACAATAGAGTTCTTAGAGGCACAGCCTGAGTATATAGCCGAGGCTGATACATATACAGTAGGTAGCGAGAAGAAGGGGACAAAGGAGACAAAGAGACGAAAGGGGTTATCCACACAGCAGGCATCTATGTTAAGCGACTTGCAGAAAGTTATTGGTATTAGACCATCGCAGGATATGGCAGCTAAAATCAGTAAGGCTCGAAGGATGATTACACAAAGGAAAAAAGGTGCAAGAGATTTAAACGCAATAAAAACAGAGCTAAGGAATTTTATCAGAAAGACTATACCAAAAGCCACGTACACTAAACCTGAAGTGATAAACTTAATTAGAAAGGTTAGCATTGCGAATGAGTCAAACATTGATAATATATACAATGAGGTATTAGAGTTTACAACGAAGAAGAATGTAGAGATACTATCTAAAAATATTAATAAGATTTTAAGTGAGACATTCACTAAGGTTGAAAGCGGTAGGCTAAAAGGTGTAAAGATTGATGTCGCAAGCAAGGAGAGAATTGATGCAATCAAGAAGATGTTAGCTACTGAAGAGATGAGTGCTGAAGATATTCTTAATGCTAATGTCTTGCTAATGGCAGAGTATGTTGAATTGCAACAAAATCCTGAGCCGACTGTTGAGAGTCAATCCAAGATGTCAGACATTCAGATAGCAATGGAATATAATAACTCATTGCTAATGGAAGATACTGACATAAACAAGGTTACCTCTTTGGATTTAGTAAGCACATCTCTTGACGAGCTAATAGAGGATGGTGTCACAAGATTAGATAGAGAGCTACAGATGGCTTCTCAAAAATACAAGGAGACATTTGAGTATATATATGAGGATGTTGTTGGGGAGCGTATTGATATGGACTCTCCTGATGCCAAGACAAGATTAGACAAGGCAAAAAGAAACAGAGCCACTCAGGCTGAGAGGGAGAGAGTTGCCGGCAATATCAAACGTGCGTTGAACATTATAGGTAGAGGTATATCTAATGTCTTTACATCTGCCGAAGCACTCGATGGATTGATGGATAAGATTTCGTCACTACCGGGAGAGATGTTTGGTGGCAGGACTCAGGAGATAATTACAGATAGGATTGATGCCGCATTAAGAGAGTTCAAGGGTAGGAAGATGGATGTCTCTGAGGAAATCAGAAAAGAACTTGAAGAAATCTACGGTAAGAAATGGAAGGAAGAGGCAATAAAAAACACAAAGACAATTGGGACTGAGATATATAGGGATACACAAGAGATAGCTGATGCAAAGAAAGCATACGAAGCAAATCCTAATAGTGCTACAAAGGAAAGTTTAGCTAACGCCATATTAAACAATGAATTAATCTTGAGTCCGAATGAGATGTATTATTACTACAATCAATTCAAAGACCCTGCAAACCTTGGAGCATTCTCAAATATGTTTTCTCTTGAGAGCATTAGTAAGAATGATACACAAGAGGAGAAAGACCGCAAGAATGGAATAAATGAGGCGAATGCTAAGAGAGTAATGGATGAGGTTACATCTAAGCTGACTCCTGAATTAAAAAGATTTGCTGATTGGCAGGTGAATGAGTTTTTCCCTAAGCTGTATGAAAGATATAATGCTGTATATAAAAAGATATACAGGACCAATATGCCTTGGAATGAGTTCTATGCAGGTAGGATATACAGAGAGGGAGTTGAACTTGAGCCAATGGATTTACTCGCAGGATTAAATAGCTCATCTATGTCAGCAGTTACAGCAGCATCAAGCAAGATGAGGCAAGCTAACAATTTAAAGATAGCTAAGATGGATGGTACGAATGCATTAGCAAACTACCTTGAGGATATGGAATACTTTGCAGCATATGCAGAGGTTATAAGAGATGTCAATAAGCTATTTACTAACGAGTATATTTCTGATGCCATAATAAGTATGCACGGGAAGACTACAATGAATCTAATAAACGATTCTATTAAGAAGATAGCAAACAGAGGCGTGGCTAATACAATAGCAGACAGCCTTGTTAATGGTATGAACACCGTATTTGCTACATCAAGAATTGGATTGAGTCCTGTTATTGCAGTTAAGCAGTTGACATCTGTATTCACATTTGCTAATGATATTGGTATAGGTAATTGGGTAAGCTATGCAGGCAAGAGCATACCTGAGATATCAAAGACTTGGAAGGAAATAATTGAAAACTCTATATACCTAAAAGATAGATATGGCGAACAGATATTAAGAAATATAGAGAGCTATAGTGAGTCGTCAATGAAAGATTTTGTGCCAAACCCTACTAAAGAATTCATTATGAATGTCATACTGTATAATGTTAAGTGGGGAGATAGGACTGCTATTATGATAGGTGGTATGCCTAACTATAATTTCTACAAGGCACAGTATAAAAAGAATAATCCCAACGCTACAGAACAGGATGCTATTGACTATGCCATAGTAAAGTTTGAAAGGGATACAAAGAGAACTCAGCAATCAGGTGACCTTCCCGATAGAGATGTATTTCAAACAGGAAGCCCACTTGTAAGGGCAGCGAATATGTTCTTGACAACACCAAAGCAGTATCTAAGAAAAGAGATACAGGCAGTAAGGAATCTTAGCAGGAAGGTTTCACAATGGGATAAAAATGCAGGTAAAGGTACAGTAACGGAGAACATAAGAACCTTTCTTATGTACCACATATTTATGCCTGTGCTATTCCAATATATATCCGCAGGGCTACCGGGATTGTTTGCTGATTGGGAGGATGAAGACGAGCAAGACTTATTGAGAGCAGGGATACTTGGTAACCTTAATGCATTATTTATAATAGGTGAGGTTATTACAGGCATTGGAGATTATTTTACTCATAAGCCGTGGGCAGGTCAAGGTGCTAAGTCAGTTGGTTTAATAAACTACTCAATGCAAGTGGCTAAAAAAGCAATGAAGGCAAGAGATACAAAAGACCTTGAGAAGAAATCTAAATATTGGAATGACTTTATCTTTGAGTCTGCAACAATAACGGGTATACCTGTACCAACATTAGCGAGATTGTTTGAAAACATAACAGACATAGGAAGCGATGATGATATGAGTAAAGATGTCTTGAGACTTTTAAACTTTTCTAAATACCAAATAGATGGTCCGACTAAGACTAAGGCTAAGGCTAAGGCTAAGGCTAAGGCTAAGGATGATAGTGTAAGCACTACACCGGGATACTTTAGGAGGGGTACTAAAAAGAAGAGACGTTCACGAAAGAGGTCTTCAGGTAAACGAAGAGCTTTTATAGATTAGAGACTTGTAACTACCCTATATATAACATACAGTAGCATTGAGTTTAGTGCCAATGCTGCTGTAAATTCTAAGTATTTTTTTTGATTACTGTTCATTCTATTAAGTTAGTTTAACGCCCTTAGATATGTCGAGGTATCCTATCTCCTTGGAGATATTATTCCTTCCATTAAAATCAGTATGCCTTGGTAGGTCTTTCATCTCCCACTCAACATCCCCATACTTTAGTAAGTAAAAAGCCCACACCCCTTCAGGTGTAGAGTTGATGTATACGGGTCTTGTGCTATTCTCTTTAGCCCTCTTGATTAGTGCATCGTATTTCTTCTTCTCAATGATTAGACTGTCGTAGTGCTTTCGCCTGCACTTCAACTCTATG